TACATCGTCATTGATAAATCCATAGGCTGGTAAGATGTTACCCATCTCATCATACTGTGGCTTTATCATTTCGTCGGCGAGACCAACACCAAGACCATTGGTATCGATGACAACCTCGCGCGGATTGTATAGAGCGATGAGTTTTTTCAAATCAACCGCTTGTACGGTAAAAGGCTTCGTTTGTGGGGTGCGCCCTAGTACAATTAGATTGACTAATGTACTATAAAACTTTCCTTTTACTACATTAACTCTAAAAACGCAGACTGCTGTTTGGTCGGAAATTCGACCTACGTCCACTGATATTAAGTAGAATTGTTCAGAATCGGGTCTATTAATTGCGTGCGTTTCTGGATTCTTTATTTTACGATAGCGTGATAATTTCTCATAGGAGAACCATGCATCTTCACTAGACCCTTGCCACAATGATAAATATTCTGTGGCAAATGATTCTGCATTATAAGATGGACTCATTTTAAGTTTATTGATATACTGCTTATCAATAAGTCCATGCATTGCCGGCAAGCGCCAATCGCATCCGAACATAAAAGCATGCTCGGGATCGATAATTGCATTTTCAAAAGTATCAATTAAACGGTCATAAGCGAATGAAGTTTTGGCGCCGGCCGATGTTGTTGCAATTATCTGTTGATTTGGTTCTTTTTCATTAACTGTATTGTTTGGTAAACGACGAGATACGTTTACAAGCGGGATTACTACGGAGTTAATCATCTCTTCGTCGCCATCACGTATCTCATCAATCATACCACCTTGCCGACGGCCGCCACGTGCGGCATCGCCAGCGAGTACTACATCGAAAACCGAACCATTTCTAAATTTAAGGGTCACATAGTCTTTACCGAAATTACCGGGGTAATCACTAAGTTCCCAACCGATAATTTCTTTTTTAAGTAAAGGCCAGTGGTCGTATATTTCATAGATTTTCTCTTTTGTAATTTGTGCAGCCTGTTGTTTGGTATTAGCCGTCATGAATACTTTGCGCCCAGGAATGAATACGCATTGTAAGAAAAGCGCAAGTATTGTGATAAATGATTTTGAAAACGCACGGGGCGCCGTGATGAAGACATCTTTGAAACGCATGAGCGCGCGCAGTGTGAATCGTTGATAAAAGAAAAGACTGAATTCGGAATCTGCGGGTTTTATTATATCGAGATAATAGTCTGGATAAGCAGTAAATAAGTTAACCCACTTACATAATTCGTCATAATGTCTTTCCAAATATTCATTAGTAATAACTGCACCTTTCTCAAGTTCTATGCCTTCGCGCTCTGCTCGTTCAACAAATTCGTTTGGAGTGAGTTCTTGCCGAGCAGAGAGAATAATTTTTCTTCGCTTCTCTTGCATCACTCACCTCCATTGAGGTCAGCCTCGAACTCATCATCAGAGAACAACTTTTCAAACCCTTCGTTCTCATAGTTGTCATAATCTGTTTCACTATCATTAAGGTCATAGTATGATTCAAGTTCAGCCGCAGTTTTTAAAGCTTGAATACGTTGAGTAATCTCATCGCCAATACCAGATTCATTAGTGTATAAGCGTTGATTCCAGCTTTGGATGTTTTTAATCGTCTCATCAACAACATCGCGCGTTTCTCCATCGTAGAATGGATTTTTAAAACCTCGTTTTTCAAGCCAGCGGCACAACTCGCCCATTGATTCAAAGTCACTTGCGTTTTTTACGTTTTTCGGAGTAAATTCACCAGTCTTAACTAACTTATCATAAGAAGCTAACAACTTATCGAAATCTTCTCCTGCGCGAATACGGTTATCAATTTCATAAGAAATCTTACATATCTTCAATGCTTGGTCGCCTTGAAGCGCACCGTTGATATTTTGAGTAAGCAGTAATCCATCATAGAGGTTCTCCAAATAAGTTAAAGCTTCCTCATCATAATTGTAACCCCATTTCTCTTGAAGTTTCCTGCGCTTTTCGTCGGAAAGTCCCGGTATGACTTCGTCGAGTGCGCCGGCGGCGTCCAACTCACGGTAAGCTTCTTGGTAAGAACTCCAATCAATATCATCATATTCCTCAGTAAACCATATCAGATTATATGATTTTAACAGCTCGGGCGCAGAGTGCGTAGGACGTAGCTCTTCAAACTTATCAATCTTAAAAGGGATATCAAGATATTGACAAATCTTATCCATTACGTTCCAATCGTAATTCGTCTTCTCAAGCCTATCTCCCAAACAATCTACACACACATCCACATATCCACTCGGATACATAAACGACTTGGTTCTCAAATAAGAAAAAGAATCTTTCATCTGGCCACAGCATACACATTTCTTAGAAGTAAAATCTATGTCAAAATGTGGATTTAAAGCCATATCTATTTCTCCTTTTCTTTCTTTGTTGCAGCGTAAACTAATTTACCAAGATTGCGTCTTCTAACTCTATTCATCTTTTCCAACTCATCACATAAGTCTTCCCAGATGTCATAGAAATTGCGCGGCTTTGCATCCTTATCACCGTCCTGGACCGCTCGGCCGCCTTCAACGTCTTCCTCTTCGTAAATCCTCACTCCAACTATTTTACAAATCCCAAGAAACTCAATTGGATTCAATTTCATAATCTCCAAAAGTAAGTTCTCTGGACTATTCTTTTTTAAAGCCAACTAATTACCCTCCTTCTTTTTCTTTCGTAAGTCTCTTTCACATCTCTTACATCTATTTTGAAAGCCGTCCTTACTTCTAGTTTTCTTAACCCAGTTCCTTCCATCAAGCAATAAAATCCTTCCGCAACAAGCGCATTGTTTAAAGTTCTCTGGGAAGAAACAATTTTCTATTGTATCTTGATGGAGTTGCGCGGCTTCATTAATTTTGCTTATAATCTTTTGCTTAAATATAGTACTTATATAATTCGCAGTATAGCTCTTTCCATATTTCCTATTGATATACCCCGCTATATCTGCGTTTTTTTGTCTTTTTTCTTTGAGTCTTAAAATCTCGCGCTGTACTTCCGTTAAGTCGGCAATTTCCTCATAGAATCTAAGGGTTTCAAGCAAGTTCTTTAAATTATTTTCAATAATGTGGTCAATTTCGACTTGTTCAAGTCTTTCGTCGAACTCTTCTTTAAAGAGATAAAGCTGATAAACCGCTTCCAAGCTTCTAAAGTCAAAAATTTCTTTGTCTGGTCTTTGACAGCTATGCTTCTTCCATACCAACCGACTAATCCAACGTAGTTGTTCTTCGTTGAGTGCGCGCGGGTCAAAATTTTTATCAAAAATCAGTTCTCCAACCGCTCCTTCTTTTACGCCTAAAGGCAAAACTTCCACATCGCAGTCAAAAACAAAACTCTTATGCTTCGGCGCATAGATGGATTGGGTTATGTTAAAGGTTGAGCGATAAGAATCCCTAATTGTGAACTGTTCTGTCCTCAGCTCACGTATCCGGTGTCTCAACTTCAAATACCCATATTGATTAAGTTTACGGCTTCGCGCGCGTATACATTCAACTTCTTCATCAGTAAATCTATTTACTAGTTCTTCCCTTGGCGGTTTTTCTCTTCTTCCAATTCTCTCTTCATAAAAATTAATCTCTAGTTCAATCTCATCAATCGTCTTCCATAATTCCTCAAAGGTCGGCCGCAGAAACTCAGGTGCTTCTTTACGTGCCTCTTCTCTATTAAAAACATCTCTATTCTTCTTCAAAACAACCGCATCATTCAACGTATATAGTTGCGCATTACTCATGGCAGGATTTTCCAAAACTGCATCAAGCGATTCTGCTTCGTTAGTCTTTGTCCATTTCGTCTCTAACCCTGTATCCTTACCAATGGGCGTACCGTTCTCGTCTTTGCCCCAAAGTAAATAATCTGCAATTGTGGAGGCCTCGGCCGCAGTTAGCGTTGGAAACTGTACTAAATAAGTCTGGATGAATTGAGCTCGCTCTTGCGCGGTTTCAAGTCCCCAGTTAAGTTTCAATCTATTCTGCATTTACGTTTCCTCCTACATTTCAAGTATATCACGCGCGGGAGAAGAAGTCAAATTTTCGCGAAATACGTACATAAATTTCGTGAAATTTGACAACTTTCCAAAAATCAGTTATAATTAATTATAAAGTAAAGTTGAACTTAGGAGGTAAAAGTTAGATGGACAACGTAAACCATCCGGCGCATTATAATACCGGTAAGTATGAATCAATCGATGTCATGGTTGAAACACAGGGCGCAGAGGCCGTTAAGGACTTCTGTATCTGTAATGCATTTAAGTATATCTACAGACATAGATTCAAAAATGGAACTGAGGATATAAAGAAAGCCATATGGTATTTAGAGAAGTTTGTAGAGTTGGAAGAGTTTTATGGAGGGACGAATGACTAGGAGACAAAGGCTTGAGGCCGTAATTAGGGGCGAAATAAGTGAGGAGTTAATTGAAAGCTGTCGTGAGGAATTGGCGAAGCTAGACGAACGTGGCGCGCGAGCGAATGAGGATTCGAAGTTGAGTGCGAATTATAGGGAAAATAAAATGTACGAAGAACGTATATGTGAAGTATTGACGGAGGAGCCAATTCAGGTTGATGAATTGGCGGAGAAAGTTGGGTCCACGTTGTCGCGTCAGAGATTAACGGCGATTTGTACGAATTTGATTCGGGAAGGACGGATTAAGAGCTGCGACGTTAAAGTTAAGAATAAAGGGAAAAGAAAGGCCTACTATATGTAGGTCTTTTTTATTGAGTGGAGAATGAAATTTTGATTTCGTGGAGATAATTTTCCAGGCGCCCTGACTTTTGGCTGAGAACAAATGTTCTTTTCCGAGAACAGACCCCGGGTTATGTTCGTTCTCCTACTTCTCTTGGAATTCGTTTGTTAAAAATTTCACAACCTTTTTCAAGGTACTACTTTTGTAAAAAATAGGAGTCCCTCTTCATATGTAAGGGCAAATATTTAACGGTATCGTTTTAAAAGAAATACCCCGTCTGTTGGGATTTCGAACGAACATATGTTCGTTCCTTGGGGAACGAAAACGAACATACGTTCGTTTTCGTTCTCTTTTGAATCTCCTCTCGTTGTGGGGCGTTTCGCTTTAGCACGCTAAAGTGTTAAAGCAATCCTCTTCATTGGGGAGATCGATTGTTAATTTTTTAACACATCGAAGTTGTGTTTCTCTTCAGAAGTAAGTCCGTAGATTGTTAAAAGTTTAACACAATTGTACTGATATAAAAACAAAACAAATTTCAATTTAGGGGTTGACGTGTCCGGTCTTTAGTAGTATACTATAGACAACAAAGAGAGAGGAGATAAGACAATGGAAAAGACAATCATCAGAAACACACTCATCAACTTCTACAACGAGACAAGCGCAACACACAACTACATCGTAGCGTTCAACTACAAAGGCAACATCATCGCAGTAGTCACAACAAACGTTGAACTCTTCAACACAGGAGTTAAACTCGACAAGGCAAGCAAAGGACAGGGTTATTCAATCAGATTCAAGCCTAACAACAACGAGAAGGTAGCGCTTATGAGTGGCAAGTCCTTCGTTCTCTGCTCAACAGAGATGTTCAATACACTCGTAGCAGAGAGCAAATACAACAAGGGTGAGATAGTAGAGAAGTTAGTCACTGAGTACTTCGGACAGACATGGACAAAGGACAATGTACCTTACACAGTAGACGGAGACATCACAGTTGACGGAGTAAAGTATCAGATAAAATTTGAAAAGGCAACTTTCATAAATGAAGGTCAGATGATAAGAATGAGAGGATAAAAACTCTCGTTCTTTTTTTGGGGATTAAAAAGAACATATGTTCGGAAGTTTGTTGTTAAATTATTAACGAGTATATATAGTAGGGGAGATTGTTAATAAATTATTAACAAACTTAGTACAAAGAAAAACAAAATTATTTTTAAAAAGGTGTTGACAAGTTCGGATTTTATTGCTATAATATAGACATAGAAAAGAGAAAGGAGAAAAGAAATGGATAAGGCAGAAAGACTTGCAAGACTTGCACAGATTATGTTTGAAGAAGATGAATACAGAGAAGCACACGGAATGGAACTTATGTATCATACAGAAGAAGACTTCGAAGCGGAAAAACGAGAAAGAGAAAAAGAAGAAAAATAAGTCGAAAGGCTTATTTTTTTATCCTCTTCATCGAACGTATGTTCGTACACTGCGGCCGGCCGTTTCGAGGGAATTAAAACGAACATATGTTCGATATGACCGGCCGCAGTGTACGGGCAGAAAAACAAAGAAAAACAAAATAAATACTTGATTTTTAATTGTAAAACCTTTATACTATAGATAGATAAAGAAAGAGAGGAAAGAAAAATGACAAAGAAAGAAATGATTAACAGAATGATAATTCTCGGTTGCATTAAGGAAACAGAACGCAACCACTATATGAGAAAGACAATAGATGAGTTGACAAGACTCTACATCGCAGTAATGCCAATTAGACTTGAACACTTAGGGAGGGCATAGAGATGGCAAAGAAGAAGAATATAACAGTAGGAACAATAAAGGGTATTGATGTAATAAGACAGACTAAGCCAATACAGGACATACCTTTTAGAACAGGTGTTTATACAGACAAGAGAAAGAAAAGGGAAAAAATAAATAAAAATAGACTTGACAAATGGTTATAGATAGATTATAATATAACCATAGAGAAGAGAAAGGAGAAAGAAATGACACTTCCAATCGCAATACTTTTAGGAACAGTAATGGGCTTAATACTTGGAAATCTTCAATATGGCGATGACATAAGACAGAACGCAGAAAAAGAGATAGAGAATAGAATTGAATCAGGTTATTATGATGAATAAGTCGAAAGACTTATTTTTTTTATTACGCATACGAACATACGTTCACTGCGCCCGGGCCGTTATTTGTTAATAATTTAACAACAAAGTTCGACCGGGCGCACTCGACGAACATACGTTCGTTTCTTAATGTTCGTTTATATAGTTGACTTTCTTTTAAGATTCGATTATAATATTAATATAAAAGAAAGGAGAAAATACAATGTTAACAATCATCTTTATACTTTGGCTTGTATTCGCTATCGCTTGTGCGATTCTTGCAGATGTTTACGAACGTGAGTTCTTTGGTTTCTTACTCATAACGTCATTGCCGTTTATGTTCTATGTGCCGTTTATGTTTGCGTTGTTTTAAAATAAAAACTTGACTTTTGTTATAAAATATGATATAATGATTATAGAAAATAAAAGTTATAAAAATTTTATTTTTTAAAAAGTATTTAAAAATACCGAAAAGGTTTTGTTCCTAAAATAATGCAAAAAAGTACTTGACTTTACTTCCTAAAATTGCTATAATTTATTTAGAAAGATAAAGAAAGGAGAAAATTCAAATGGCAATATCCCGAAAAGTAGAAAGAGAAATTTTAAGAAACGATTATCTTCAGAAAATTATTGATAATTTCTTGGAAAAAGATGAAGAAGTTTTGAGAGTTAAATCAAACGAGATAGCAATTCCCGTTGTGGGGTGTGAGGGTAACGAAGATTTTATCGTTGTAACCGTAAAAGTACCAACGGGAGCAAACAAAGGTACAGAACCGTATGACGGTTATGAACTTGCCGAAGATTATGAGATGAAAATTGCCGAAAAAGAACGCAAGAAAGAAGAATCCGAAAAAAAGAAAGCGGAAAAAATCCGAAAAGATAAAGAGATTCGAGAAAAAAAGAAAGCAATTTCCGAAAAAGGGGAGTAATCCCCTTTATTTTTTTAGAAATTAAACGAACATATGTTCGTAGATTGCGGCCGGTCCGAAAATTTATCCCAAAATTATTAAAAAGTTTTAAAAAATCTATTGACAAACTCCTCTTCATAGTCTATAATATAGACAGAAAGAAAGGAAAGGAGATCAAAACAATGACAAGCAGACATTACAACAGAGACCGCATCATCAGAGAAAAACTCATTCAGCAGATTGGAATCGGCAAAGAAATCAAAACAGTAGAAGTTGACAAAGGACACCCAAACGGCGCAGAACTTCACACAATCACAACTAACGGCATAATCATCATCAGAAACGCAAGAACAAAGAAAATGATTACAAAGTTAATCGCAAGACCGAATCAGATTAGGAGATACGGAATCGAAGATAAAAAGGTCATCGAAATCGCAAGAAAACATCAGTCACTCGGATACAATATGATATAAGAGAAAACGAACACAAGTTCGTTCTTTTATTGGCCCGGTCCGCGGATTGTTAAAAAATTAACTTTTAAAAAAGTTCTTGACATTTTCCCAAAATTCGCTTATACTTATATTGTCAAGAGGAAAGAACACAGAAATCAATCCTAAAAAGAAAAATAAAAAAATTTAAAAAAGGTATTGACAAAGGTTCGAAACTCTGATACAATATAATCACAAGGTAAAGAGTTAATAAAAAGAAAGGAAAACAAAACTATGACAAACAGAGAGTTCTACACAGCAATCGTTAATGGCACAATCAATGAGGACGTTATCGCTCACGCATCAAGCGCAATCGA